TGGGGCTCCTGTTCGGGTCCGCTGAATCGCGGCGCCTCGACCCGGCCCGAGGGGACCGGCGAGGAGGCGTCGGGGTTCAGGCTCGGGCGGCGGCGCGGGCATCGTGGCGGGCGTGCGCTTCGACGAAGCTGGGGGTGGTCGCCCAGCGACCGCGCTCGAAGCCGCGCTCGTACCAGCGCCGGAGGAAGCCCCAGCCCTCGAAGGCGTGGTCGAGGCCGGCGACACCGAAGCGGCCGAGGTAGGGGTTGGTGCTCCAGTACCGGCGGCCGAGGAAGTCGGCCGGCAGGCGGCGAGCCGAGCCCGAGACGACCGCGTCACCGCGGCGGTGGCTCTCGCCGATGGTGCGGTCATACTCGCGCCCAGCCTCGAAGCCGAGCATGTAGGCGTGCTCATGGACGGCGCGCCGGAGGCGCTTCAGGTCGGCGACGGTCAGGGAGGTGAGCTGGGAGGACATCGTGGGCTCCTGTTCGGGTCCGCGGAGGCGCGGCGCGACCCCTCGACCGAGCCGAGAGGGAGGCGTCGTGGCTCAGCGGTCGAGGGCGTCGGCGTAGGCGTCGGCGGCGGTGTTGAAGTCGTCGGCGTAGTGGGGGAGGGCGGCGAGGCGGTCCAGCTCGGCGCGCTCGGCGTCGGCCTCGATGATGCGCTGGTCGACGATGGCGGACGAGAGCGCCTTGAGCCACAGGGCCGGGCTGACGCTGTCGTTGCGGTCGGTCAGCATCGGGGTCTCGTCGCCCTCGACGAGGTCGTTGAAGGTCGAGACGACCCGGTTGCCGAAGTCGGTGCTGGCGGTCCAGTGCCCGTAGACGTCCGAGGTGAAGCGAGCGTCGAAGCCGAAGTTGTCCCAGGCGGCGGCGCGGAGGGCGTTGAAGAGGTCGCGGAGCATCGCCGAGTCGGCGGTGATGCCGGTCTCGTCGGTGCCGATGGCGGCGAAGAAGCTGTCGAAGCTCTTGTCGGCGGCGGCGACGTTGCGGGCGAGGGCGGCGAGGCGGTCGAGGTAGGTCATGGTCGGTGCTCCGTTGGGTTGAGTGGGGCTACCGGACACCGAGGGCGCGGAGGGTGAGCCGGTGAGCGGTGGTGTGGGGGCAAGCACCGCGGCGGAAGCTGTTCTTGATGGTGTTCGGGTACTTGGCCGCGATGTCGTCGCCAATGGTCCCTTCCCAGTTGGCGCGGAGGGCGGCGAGGACGGTTGCGCGGTAGGTGTCGAGGGCGGCGGTGTCGGCGGTGCGGGTCATGTTGTTCTCCTTACACCCTGAGTATAAGACTCCCTCGTGCTCTCGGCGAAGACTTTTCTTAGACTTTCTGCGTAAGGGTCTGCCGGATGCCCTGCCCGCCGAGGTCTACGCCAAGGATCCTTGCCCGCGCTTGAGCCGGAACACGACGTAGCGAAGGGCGTCCAGCGCGTGGTCGTCGCGCTTGAGCGGCTCGTCCTTGGGGTCGGCCTTCGACCCTCGGGTGGTCTTCCAGACGTAGCCCTCGAACTCGCCGACGAGCCTCGGGCAGGAGTCGTGCACGACGAGATGGGCGCGCCCCTCGACGTCGGGCGCGAGGCGCTCGGCGACCGAGTTGAGACCCGGCCGGACGTCGTTGCGCCCCTTGACCGTCTGGAGGTCGTGCTCGCGGGCGAGGGTCAGCCGTTCGGACTTGGCTGCGGGGTCGCCTACGCGCCACTCAGGCAGCGGCTCTCGCCGACCTCGACCGAGGCAGCCCGGGCAGACCCGTAGACCATCTACGCGGTCGCAGAAACCCGCGGCGACTACTTCCGGGTCGTCCGGGTAGAGCCAGCTGTCGTCGACGTCCACAGACGGCTGTACAGGCTCGCCGAGACAGGTCTCGCAGGCCTCCAGCTCGTGGACCCGCTCGGCGTGCTGCTTCACGGTCCAGCCGGCCTTGTAGTGCTCGCGGTAGACGTGGAGGACGTCATCGCTCGGGTCGAGGGCGCACCAGACGACCGCGGTCGGGTTGCGCGTCCCGAAGTCCCAGCCCTGGAAGCGCTGCCAGTCCTCGGGCGGGTCGAAGGCCTCGACGACGTGGAGGTGCCGGTAGAACTCGAAGACGCGCCCCTCCAGCGCGGTGAACTCGCCGCGCTCGCGAGCGGCTCTCTCGTGCGGCCCGTACTGCGCCAGCAGGCGTTCGAGGTAGTCCTGCGGGACGTGCGGGTTGTCCCGGCTGTTGAGCGCGTAGCTCGCTGAGCCGTCCTCGGGCTCCTCGACGAACCGCCGGTAGACCCACGTCTTGCCCTTGAGCGGGGTCATCGTGAAGACCGCGAGGCCTGCGCGGTCGGCGAGGCGCATCCGACCTTCGTTGAAGACTGGTTCGTCGTGCTCCTCGTCGAGCCACAGCATGTCCCAGTCAGCGCCCTGGAACGCGCGCTCTCGCTGGTCGTTCGACTTGAAGAGGATGACCCCACCGTTGGGCAGGCGCACGCTCGCCTCGCCGTGCCCGTGGCGGTTCGACCACCTCGACCCGGCCGGCAGGTAGGCCTCGACCTTCGGCCGCTGGATGCGGATGCTCTCATTGCCGGTGAGCGCCGAGCAGCAGACGACGCCCGGACCCGGTTGGACGCGGTCGATGGGGATGCCGTTGACGCGCGACCACAGCTGGACCGCCGGGTGGTCCGAGCCGAGGGCGACGGCGACGACGAGCTGCGCGCCGGCCTCGGTCTTGCCCGAGCGGTTGCCGCCGAGGAGGACGAACACCAGCAGGTCGGGCGTCCCGAGGAGGCGCCGCATCGCCTCGCGCTGCGAGGTCCGCTCGGGCGTCCAGCCCTTCGGCTGCCACAGACGAGCTACCGCGAGGGGGTTCGCCGCGAGGAAGCCCTTGAGCCGGTGCGCGGCTGCGTAGGCCTCGGCGCGCGGGTCCGCGCTCACCCCTTGAGCCCCTCGCTGTACCCGTTGCGCCACGCCTGCGCCTGCCGTTCGACGTAGACCGAGGGGACCGGTGCCTGTCGCGAGATGAGGCGCGAGCAGCGGCCGGCCTTCACGCCGTGCCGGTAGGCTTCGAGGTAGCTGTCGTGCCGACGGGGCACCGGGTGGTCGCGGCTCATAGGTCCCACTCGCAGCAGGCGCGCCACAGCGCTTCATCGAGGTCCTCGCCGAGCGCGAACGCGCGCCGCACGACGTCCTCGACCTCCATGCGTAGCAGCTCGTCATCCCACAGAAAGTCGTGCAGTCGCAGCGCGTCGCGCATCGTGAACGGGCCGATGAAGGGCTCGGTGGCCCACAGCTCGGGGTCAGCGCTCACGGCGGTGCTCCTCGCGGAGGATGCACGGGGCGGTCCTCGGCCAGTCGATGGCGTGGTGAATGCGGTAGTGCGCCACGCCCTTCTCGGCGCCGCCCTTCCTGCCGGGGTCGCCAAGCTCGCCGATGCGCGCCGCCGAGGGCGCGTAGAGGACGGTGTAGAAGCTCTTCACGTAGGTGCCGGCGTCGAGGTAGAGGTCGGTCATCCCGCCCGCGTTCGCCTGCGTGGGCTTCTGGTTGAGCTGGGCCTGCATCACGGTGAGGAAGAGCTTCCCGCGGCGCCCCTCCGAGACGTAGGTGTTGACGTCTTCGTTGACCCGGCCGACGAAGTCGAAGGGCCGCTCGACATCGCACACGAAACTGTTCATCGCCTTGCGCTTGAGCCGGATGTCGGGAGGGGCGCCGCCGATGTGGTCGCCGCCCTGCGATATCGCGACCGTGGCCGCTTGGGTCTCGTCGAGGAAGTCGACGAGCGCCTCGAAGAGGTCGTTGAGCGTCGACCGGATGCGGTAGGAGCCCCACATGCCGGCGGTGTCGAAGCGGTAGAAGAAGCTCGTGTAGTCGTCATCGAGCTGGATGAAGTAGCGGGCGCCGACCTGCCGAGCGAGGTCCCAGCAGGCGTTGCGGGCGTAGAAGATGGCGCGCCGGTCGTCGAAGTTGTCCGCCTCATCGAAGCGCGCGGCGATGTTAGCCTTGGAGAAGACGAGCACCTCGGCGCCGAAGGTCGCGTGGTAGTGCTCGGCGCTCTCGTCCTCGTCGTCGATGACGACGTAGATGCGGCCCGTGTAGCCGGACCGGCGCAGCTCGTCGTAGGTGTGGACCCGGTCTGCTCGACCGTGCGAGAGGATGAAGGCGACGAAGTCGTCACGCACGGCTGACCTCGTCGTCGGCGAGCGCGCCGAGGCGCGAGGAGAGCTTCACGAAGCCGGCCTCGATGGCGGCGTCGAAGTCGATGATGACGAGCCCGGAAGCCTCCATTAGGCGCTGCACCTCGGGCTCGGCGTGGCAGTAGAACTCGGCGATGCGTCGGAAGTGGAACCGCGTGTGCCGGTCGGCCGCTTCGAGCAGGAAGGTGGTGAGGTCGGGCGGCAGGTCGGCCTCGACGATGTCCGCCCGTAGCTCGGCGCTCTTCGTGATGTCGAAGAGGTCGGACGGCTCGGGGCACTCGCCCTTCGGTTCGTAGACCGGCGCCTTGACCTTGCGGCTGTAGGGGTCCTCGCCGCTGCCCGAGCCCGAGCCCGGTCCGCCGGTCCCCTCGAAGAGCGCGGCGGCCTCATCAGCCGACCACAGCTCGGCGTCGAAGCCATCCTCGCCCCAGCCGTCGAGGGCGGCGCGTAGGTTGTCGGTGTTCCACTCGCCCAGCTCCGACGTCCGGTTGAGCCGGACTGCGAGCCGGCGCCGCTCCTCGTCGTCGCAGTCAACCACAGCCACGTCGGCCTCGACCATCCCGAGGGCGGCCATGCACAGCGCGGTCGCGTTGCCAGCGATGATGACGCCCGTCGACGCCTGCACGACGAGCGGGGCGACCTGCCCGTGCGCGGCGAGGCTCGCTCGGATGGCGCGCAGGTTGCGGTCGGGGTGGCTCTTCGGGTTGTCGGGGTCCTGCTTGAGGTCGTGTAGGGCTCGGCGTTCGTAGGTCGCTCGCTCGGCGAGGTCGGGGGTCACTCTTCGGTCTCCTCGGCGGCGATGCACGCCGCGCAGATGGCTCGGCGCTTCGTGCGCGGTCCTCGGTCGAGGCGGCGCTGACGCCAGCCCCACTTGCCCTTGAGTATCGGCACGCGGGTCTCGCAGTCGTAGCAGCGGACCATCCTGCGCCAGCGACGGTCAGCCCTTCCTCGATGCCGGTCCGAGTGCGAGAGCGCGACCGGCGACCTCGGCTTGGGGACGAGGAAACGGCGGCAGGCGTGCCCAACCGGGGTGCCCTGCTCGTGCTCCTCGCAGGTCAGACCGCAAACGCAGACGTCGAGGGGCGAGGGCTTCCCGCACAGCGCGCCGGCCCGAGCGTCGCACGTCGGGCAGTCGTGGTCGATGACCGGGCGCTCACTCACAGCGAGAGCACGAGCTGCGAAGGCGGGGTGCCAGCGGGGCAGCGCCGCCGGAGGTGCCACGCGATGCCATGCACGACCTTCGGCTGGCCTCGCCGCCGCGGGTCCAGTCCGGTGCCGGCCGAGACCTGCGCGATGACGTTCGCAACGAGCGGTTCCCACCCGTCGCCGAGGAGGACCACCAGCTGGTCGACGGCGCCGGGCTGGAGGCTGATGACCTGCCACAGCCCCTCGCAGTCTGCGGGCGGCGGCGGGATGTCGATGCGGTTGGCGTTCTGGACTTCCTCGGTCATGGCGAGTCTCCGAGCGTGGAAGGGGTGGCGGCCGAGTGACTTCGGGTCGCACGGCTCGCCGGGTACGGCGTAGCAGGTCGGGCAAGGGACGAGGTCGGGAGTCACGCGACCTCCTCGAAGGCGACGTCGATGATGCCCTCGGCGTCGAGCCCGAGCATGCCGGCGACCTCGGGCAAGACCTCCAGCACGGCTCGGGCGTCGGCGAGCGGGTCCGCCTCGGCGACGCTCACGCGGACGTCGATGGGACCCTTGAGCCCGAGCAGGTTCGCTTCGAGGTCGAGCAGCCGGTAGGCGACGCGCACCATCGAGGCGTCGCCCGCGGTCAGCCCTCGCGCCGCGCTCGCGGTCCGGAGGGCGCGCACCTCTTCGAGCAGGCGAGCGGCCTCGGCCTGCCGGTCGGCCTTTCCGAGGTTTTCCGACCACAGCTTGCGGACCTTCGCAGCGTCGTGCTGAACCTGCCGGCGCTGCACGTTCCACTTCTCGGCGAGCCGGCGCTGCACCTTCCCCGTCCAGACGCCCGTGCGTAGCTGGGCCTCGACCTCGTCGAGGCGCTCACGCACGTCGTCGTCGCTGCTCTTGCGTCCCACGGGACCGGGCTCCTGTCTACGCCGAGCGCGCTAACGCATCGGGTGACGTTCGTATCGCACGCCCATCCTACCCTGTCAAGTCGGGCTGGCGCGAGGTGTCGGGCACTGCTACCGTCCGGCCATCGGCGACGCGCTCCTGTCCGCCGTAGCGGTGCCTCGGCTGGCGAGGTCGAGGCACCGCGCCCCTCTACGCCTCCGCGGGCGTCTGGGCGGCGAGCCACATCAGCGAGGCCCGAGCCGCACGCCGCAAGCTCTTCTGGATGAGCACGCGGTCCTGTCCCTCATCGCCGCTCGCAGGCATGACGAGGAGCAGGTCACCCGAGAGGCGGTCGGTCACCACCCAGGCGTCTCCTCGGCGAGTCGCCCTCGCTCCGTATCCGACGTCCAGCATCGCTCCTCCTCGCCTTTGTGCGGTCGCGTAATAGCGCCACAAGCGTAAGCCCTTCTCCTCGGACGTGTCAAGGGCTACCGGCCGCTACACACCCCTGTGACGCTGCTTCTGTCGAAGCCTCGCCCACGCCTCGGCGCGGTTGCGTGAGAGAGCCTTCCTGAGCGAGCCCGACGAGCGACCGAGGACCGCCGCCGCGTCGACCTTGCTCAAGCCGTCATCGAGGAGCATCACGGCTCGGGTCAGCTCGGCCGAGGTCCAAGGGCGGCACCTCATGCCTGCCACCGGTCGCAGGCTCGCCAGCTCGGGCGGACCTTCGAGGCGCCGTGCTTGAGCAGCGCCCCGAGGTCCGAGGAGAGCGTCGAGCAGTAGAGTCGGCCGCCGACGTTGGCGGTCAGCCCGCAGCCGCCGCACTTCCGGGTCTCGGCGACGCCGACCAGCTCCGGATGGCCGGTCGGGTGGAGCTTCTTCGAGACGTTGCGCGACTGCTCGCGCGTCAGGTCGGCGGTGTACTTCCCTCGGCGGACCGGCGACTTGAGCGCGGCCACGCAGGCCGGGCAGCCCTTCCCTCGGCAGAAGAGGCACATCAGCGCACCACCTTCGCCGACCAGCGGTCCGCGGCGAGGAGGTCCGCAGGGACGTCGACGTGGAGGTCGACGCAGCGGTAGCCGTAGTCGATGATGTCGGGCTCCTCGGTGCTCCGAGGTGGGGAGGCGGCATAGAGCGTGTCCCCCACGAAGAAGAGCCGCAGGCGGTAGGCGCGGCCGGAGGCGGCTGCCGGAGGCGGCGAGTCGCAGTCCAGCTCGGGTCGGTGGTCGTGGTTGCTCACGTCGAGGCTCCTGTCGACGCCAGCCAGCGGCGCACGTTGTGGTGGGCAAGGTAGGCGTCCGAGGTCGCCTCGCGGGCGCGCAGCTTCACGACCTCGACCCCCCAGTCGAGGCGGACCTGCTCGGGCCAGAAGGGCTTCCCGTCAGGGTCCTTCTCGATGGCGCACCACATGCCGCAGGAGGCGGCCGGCTCGACGTTGCCGAGCGGCGCCGGGTCGGGCCAGTCTGGGCGCCAGCCGGACACCGCACGGATGGCGAGGAAGCCGACCCGAGCCGAGGGAAGCCACGCGCTGTAGCAGCCCGCGTCGGTGTGCACGCGACGCATCGCCTCCAGCTCGGACCAGTCCATCCAGCTCTCGGCGTCTCCGGCCGACCCGGTCGGACCCCACCAGCGACCGCGGAGCAGGTCGCGCTCCGTCGGGGGCTTCCGGCAGTGCTCGGCCGAGAGCTTCCGAGCGATGTAGGCCGGCACCGGCCACGGGCGACCGGCCGAGACCGCCGACCGGCGCAGCTCGGGAGCGAGCATCAGCAGCTCGTCGTACTCGGCGATGTAGGCCGAGACCGCGGCGGCGAGAGCCCGAGAGGGCACGCCCTCGAAGGCCGAGACCCACGCGCGCAGGAGTACGTCGAGGTTGA